GTGATGCCTGTTAGCTTGCGTAAAAACACATAAGAGTAGTTGTTTAAACTCTCAAATTGACTATCTGCAAGGGCGGTGTAAACTTCACCGTTGCTGAATGCAATAGTGTCTAATTCTGCACCCAAGGCCATGTTAAACTTGCTCACCCATGCGATTGACTCGCTTACAACTGCTAATGAAACAGCACCTAACATTGCACCGATAGCACCTACTGATTTGTTAGTTGCTTTGTAGATGTAATATCCGTTGTTTGCGCCATCCTGTGCAATACATACCGATACATTTGGAGCAGTTGAGGTAGATAGGTCAACCAATGTTGCCACGCTTGCTGTTGCGCTGATTTCAGCATTCAACATGATTTGCAACGGCTTGTACACGGCTTCGTTAGCGTTTGCAATCGCTTGTAATGCTGATAGTTGAGCGGTACTAAATGCAACGTTCTTCTCAAATACTGAAATCTGCTTAATAGCCCCACTTGCGTAATTCTGCATTGATGTTATTGCAGCAAAGGTGTATGTAGCTTCTTCAACGTATAAACCAACGTATAACTCACCTTTTGGCTGTATTCTAAAATACTCGCTAATGTGGTAGTAAAGCGTGTCAATCCATGATGCAATACCTAACACAGTTGAACCGCTGCCTGTTGGCTGTGTCCATGTAGTTGTAACACCACCACCTGTTACAGTTGATGCGTAAGGAGTGCCACTGTTTGGGAAAATACCCTCACCTGCTTTGGTTGCAATTAATAAATCGGTAGTTGAACCCGATGCAATGAAACCATGTGTTTGTGTTCCTGCATTGATTGCCGCCCTTAATGCTGTTGCTGCGGTTGTCGCACTTACTGCATCGGCAGTTGTTAATGTATAAGTTGCTAATACAGTTTCAACACCTAAAATGCCTGTGTAAGTAATTGCAACGGTGTTGCCTGCTGCGGGTGTTCCACCGATAACCGCCTTTGCAACGGCTTTGGTTTCGCCTAAGTGGTCACCTGTGATGCCTAAATTCTCGGCATCGGCTACGGAAAAAATCTTCTTAACTCTGTCATTTGCTGTAAACCCTGTTGGTAGTGTTGCACCCGAAGCGTAGTAATGAAGCATCCCGCTGACGTAATCAGTGCCGGGTAACGCTCGGCCTAAACCGCTTGTTGATTTTACAAAATTTATATTTGGTAATGCCATTATTATTTGGTATTAAAAAAGCCCCACCCATTTGTTGAGCAGGGCTTTTTAGTTAAACGATTGATTTTATTAAGATACCCAAGTTTGAACAAGAGCAGCAACACCTTTCATATCGGCTCTTAAAATAGCAGAACCTAACATTACTTCCATGTTGAAGATTGAACCTAAATACTCTGGCTTACCGTTACCGTTTGAGCCACTATCGTACAATGGGTTCATGCTACCAAGCGCACGAGCAACAGTTGTTGAATGGAATGCGATGCAAGCCAAGTTATCAGAGGTTGCAGTTGCAGCACCGAATGCCTTTGGTGAAGTTGTGCTGTTTGCGTAAACAGATACAACAGGGCGCATCATAATATCAAATCCATACAATTGAGCAACGGTTCCTGTTTGCAATACATTGCCTTGATTTTGGAAGCCATTGTAAGAAGCACGGATAACATCACTGATTTGGAATAACTCCCAAAACATATCAGTTGACATTAACAACTTTCTGTTACCACGTGGTACATTGTCCTTATCAAGTTTAGAAGCCAATGCTGCGATGTCGGCAAGTGCTACTTGTTTACGTGTTCCTGTTGCTCCCGGTGCTAAAGCAGTTGCAGCAGTTGAACCCGAAGTGCCTACGATGTTAGCAGCACCTGTGGCGGACCAACTGATAGCAACCTCATCACCAATTCTTTGTGTAAGTGTGCTGATTTGTTGACCTAAAACTGATTGTCTTTTGTCGTAGCTGATTTGTAACTCATCCAAGTTAGTAATCAATGTTGGCTCTAAAGCGAATTGATTAAGTGAATAAGTACGGTCTGTATCGGTTCTTTCGCTAATTGTAAGCGGGAACGTTGCAGGGTTTTTTAATACTGTGGGGTTCGCTCCAGATTGAGGAACGTGTACAATTCCGAATGCGATATACGCAGAGTGGTCAACTGAATACGGTAAAAAGTCCGCATTTCTGTTCAATGCTTCTTGAACATCTTGTACCCAAATTTCTTTTATTAGTGCCATTTTATTTTAGTTGTTTTTTAGTTATTAATCAATTTGAATTTTTGCTCCACATGGTAAAAAGATAGTTCCATCATACCAAAATGATTGACACCATGTTTTACCTGCTACACCTGTAACTACTGGCCCATCAATGCCTGTTCCAAAGGTAAATGTTTCAGTTGCGGTGGTTGCTACTTCTAAATGAAGCATTGCACCTGGTTTTAGTTCACTTGACAATGTTAGGTTTAAAGTAGCATTGCCTGTTAATGTAGTTTTAGCGGCAACATAAGTAACTTGATTGCTTATAGTTGCGGCAGTTGTTCCTGTGGCCGCAATGGTAATAATACCTGCTGTGCCGAATGGTGAGTTAATAGTTGCCATTGTTATTTATTTGATTTTTTAGTTGGTTTAGTTTCGATTTGTTCTTCACCCTCTTTCGGTTTGCTAACTTGCTTGTAAGTTGCGCCTGTTGTCTTTGCGTGACTTGCTGCATCACCATGTTTTACAAAGCAGTTGCCATCTTCAAAGCAGAATAGCGTGTTGATGTTCGGGTTTGCGTTCCAAATTGCTTCCATGATTAGAATTGTTTATCGGTTGCAGGGTTGTAATTCGGTGATAAGTTGCTTGGCAGCTTGCTGATTAAAGCACTAAAAGCAACTGCATCGTTTTCTTTCATCTCTAATAGTCCTTTCGGGTCATTCTTTGACCAATCATTGAAAGTCCAATTTTCACGACCAACAACTGCTTCGGGTTTCTTTGCGTTGTCGAATATCGGAGTGTAAGCAGGTTTCAATTTACCGATAAGGTCTTTCAACTCTGCATTTGACTTGTTGCTTGTCAAGTAAATTTCTTTGGTTGCAGCATCAATCTTGCCCTCTTTCACAGCGTTCTCGATTAGTTCCGCTTTGATAGCGTTTTCGGCTTCTGTGGCGGCTTCTTTCAATGCGTTCAACTCTGCTGTTTGCGCTTCAATGCTTGCTTCTAATTCAGCAATCTTTGCATCTTTGGCCGATACTGCTTCAATGATAGCTTCTTCTGATGCTTCATTGGTTAGCTTTAATAAATCAGTTAATTTATTCATTTTGGTTTCTGTTTTGATTATTACTTTATTGTATATAGCATGCAACTCTCGCACGGTTGCGTTCATTGCTGGCTTCATTTTCTTTGTTTGGATAATTTCATCAACAATGCCTAAACTCAAACACTCCTCGGCAGTCATCCATGTTTCTTTTGCCATCAAGTCCTTGCACTTATCAAGTGTGAGGTAGGTATTGCGCTCGAATATCTTTGCTAAACTGTTGGTGATTAAACTCAACACTTCTTCATCACTGCCACCGTTAGCGTTGTGCATCATAAACGTGCCGTAATCGGCCATGTATTTCTTTTGTCCACATATCGCAATCACACCCGCCATTGAATAAGCCATGCCATCAATGTATGTGTTTACAGGTATCTTTGAATTTAGTATTGCGCTCACAATAGAAAGTCCATCGGCAACACTGCCACCAATTGAATTGATGCGTACATTGATGCACTTTACTTGGTCTGCATAGTTATCATTTAAGTATTGAATATCCTCTGCTATCCATGCACCGTTGATGCCCATGCCCATATCGTCAATATCACCAATATGCTTATAGATAAGCATCGTTGCCGTGTCGTTAGATATGTTTGTAATTTTCATATTGCAAAAGTGGTAACATATTTAGCGGTTTATTCAAATAAGTTACTAATTTTGACGTGTTTAGTAACTAATATCTAACAATGGCAAACCCCAAAAGCGATATAAACACAAAGAAACAAGCTGCTAAAGCACGCGTTACCGCTCACTTAACAGGCGAATTAAAAAAGAAATTCTTTGATGAAGTGGAACGTACAGGAACCAAAGAGTCATATCTGCTCAAAGAGATTATCTCGGAGCATTATGGTAAGCATAGGTTTTAAGCTATTTCAGCTATCAACTGCCCTTTAAGGTCTAATGTATTTGTATATGTTCCGAAAGTTGAACCTATACGTGTAAAACGCACTGTGTTAGTAGCACCAACCGCTTCAACTAACACCCATTCCGTTGCCCCTGTTGTATTAAAGTAAGCAAGGTTAAATGATGTTTGCTTAAAATTACTTACCCCTGTTACAGTCATTGATAGCGTGTTGTTACTGCCGCCTGTTGATGTGTTGTTGATGTCAAACATTATTGTTACTTTCTTTGACTCAACTAATATACGCAAATCAACTGAACCTGTGCCTAATGTCCATGCGTTTAAATCACCTGCTAATGTTGGTGAAATTTGGTCAAAGTTGTTTCTAAAATATAAGTTATTGTAATCAAAAGTGCCACTACCACTTGCAGCACTTGACCAAACTATCTTACGAATTTCATGCACGTTGTTTAATGTGCTGTCGCTAAACTCCACAGGGTCGGCATCGGTTGCAGTTAAGTATGTAGTTGTTATTGTACCTACTAACACTTGACCAAAAGCAACGGTTACTGTTTGAGCATCGCATCTAAACACCTCTGCATAAGTATCAAGCATTACAGCGCCTGCGCTAATAATGTATGTTGAACCCGAACCTGTGTTGATACACCCATGTAAAGCCATCGGCTGTGTTCCTGCTCTATCGCCTGCCCAATATGATTTGTTTACATCTTGTATTGTTTCAATGTATGCCGCTTGCAAGTGGTCTAAACTGCCTTTCTTAATAGGCATTGCACTTGAACTTGTTATGTCTGTTGTTTTTATTTTTTTCATTTTGATTAGTATGTGATAACTTGATAATTAATTCCTGCGTATGTGTACAAATCGGCTATCTGCCTAATTATATTTTCTCTGTTTTGGCTTATGTTTGGTGCTGTATCTGGTGGCTCATTTGTCAATGCGTTGGCTGTTGCAATTGGAACGTAAATATCAAACTCGCTTCCTGTGTTGGTTATGTTTAATGCTTGCACAAATCTAAATGCTTCACCGTTGGCATAAACTGCTTCGCTACTATCAACAGAAGCCAAGCCAACATAAAACACATTGCTCCCCGAAGCGAAATTGTCAATATAAATATCACTCGCTCCCGGCACATTGACAAACGTAGTACCAAACCATTCGTTGAGCGCCCATTCAAACAACAAGTGCTGTGCGTTGTACTTGCATCGTGGCTCAATGCCTACGAATTTATCTTGTATCTTAAACCAATAATCTGTGTTGGTCGGCAACTCGCCTGTGTTCGCTACCCAACATTCATACACCGATTTGTCCTCATATTGCACTTGGTCACCAACTCCATATGCTGTGGCTGTTACCCATAACGGTGCTGTGTTGCCATCTTTGAACGTGCCAAACATGGTATTGTATAGCACTTGCAACGGTTTCACAAGCGTTTTTACCCATGCCTTGTATATCGGCAACCGCTTCTTTGGTGGCAGGAAGTTTACCGCAAACGAGTCTGTATTGATTATGCTACTCATTGCACAATGTAAGTTAAGGTATCATCAAAGGTGTGGTTGGTAGTGGTTTCTTCCACAACGTAACCCGAATAGGTATCATAAGTAACACTATCCACACCTGTTGATAGGTTAAACAATGTCACACCTGCACCATAAGCAACGGTATCACGCCTTACTAATATACGTGTCAATGATGCTGTAATAACGCCCTCTGCACCTTGTATTGCATCAACAACGGCCTGCGTAGTTATACGGCCATTGAAAGGCAAGTTAGCCATGTATGCGTTCAATGCTGCTTTAACGTTGGCATCTATCACTGATGAATATTGACCGTTAAAGTATATCGTTGCTGCAACTTCCATTTTATCGCTATCTTCATTGATTAACGTGAACGCTATGCCTGCGGGGTTGAAAGTTTCAACATACGTTTGCAATTCGGCTAACTCACCAACTGATACAGGTTCCGGTGGGTCATTCTTTGCAACCTTAATCAATACCGTTCTGTTTGGCGCTGTCACCACCGCGCATCGTGTTAAGATTTGATTGGCCACGTTAACGGTTGGATATTCGATTACGAATGTAGTTGTGTTCAACTCTGCAACATCGCCTGTTTGGAATTTCAACACTTTGTTACGTGTCCATTGCGGAGTGCTTGGTGCTGCGGTGCTTGCTATGGCTTCTAAATCAACCTTGAACAAGTCCTGCAACTGCTCAAACACTGCAATACATGATGCCACAATGAAATAGTATAAGTTCCACTTTGCCGTTTGACTTGTTGAGGTCAAAGTTGACAATGTCGGGTCTGCGTTCTTCGCATCCAACATCTGTTGCTTGATTTGTTGTACTGTTCTGGCCATTATACTATTGCTGTTATTAAGCCATTGGTAACTGTTACTGTCTTGTTATCAACGGTGGTAAACGTTCCACTAACACCATTTGTAAGTGTATAAGTAACAATAGCATCTACATCGGTTATTGATGTAATGCCATTTTGGTTTACCGGTATTTCTTCCGTTCCATCAAGCGGTGTTGCTGTTGGTAACTCTGATATTTTTTGCTCTGCCATTTTATTGTTGTATTATTAGATTATAACCTATTTCTGTTGTTAATATGTAACCCAATTCGCTTGCCAATGCCACCGCTTCGGGTATCGCTCCGCTTCGGATAGTATCATCCTCTAATTGCGGTGCGTTGTTAGTGATTAATGTTGTAACCAATGCATCGGTTGTCGGTAAACTTGATGCCGAATAATCAAAGCCCTGCAATGTGTACGTAATGATAAATTCCTGCACGTTGGTATGGTCAACCGATTGAATTTCACTTCTGCGCAGGAACCTGCTATTATACGGTGTTGACCAATTGTGGACAAGTGCGTTAAGGTCTTGTTTTAGTTGCAATACTGCCGTGTCCTCGGTTTTGTAGCTTTCAAAACCTAAATGCAATGCGATGCTTAACGTGCCTTGTTGCTGACCTTGTAAGTTTTCGATGTAATCGGCTGATGCAAACTCAATGAAACAACACGGATAGTTAAATGGTACGTTCACATCCTCACGCTCAAATTGATTATTCCACAAGGCAACATACTTCAATGCTGCAAGTGTTTCAATTCGTGCCTTTAATTGATTATAAATTGCTAATTGCATGTTTGCTTTCTAACCAAGTTTGTTGACTAATGTACTTTAATTCATCTATTATTTCGGCACTTAATAATGAACCATTGCCACCTTTAATGCCAATAAATATGCCAAATGTATCATAAACTAATTCATAATCGTTTACAATTAAATATTCTATTATTTCGGCTTCAATTATGTTCATTTAAATATCTTATCTAATCGTTTACTAATCACTTTCTTTACCTGCTCATTAAGGTTGTAACTATCACCCATGAATTGGCGTTTGGGCATTTTAAACGTATGCCTGCCCCATGCCCTGCCCATCAAGCCATCATTGTGTATTTTAGCATAGTCTAAATCTGTATGTATTTTAATACTCAACGCTGCTCTGTTTGCTGGGTCACGGATGATTGAACGCCTTAAATCACCCTCTTTAACTAATATTGCCCTTGTTGTATCATCAACCGTTTTGCCACTTTTCGTTTTGTACGTTGTGCGCTTTCTTGGTTTCCACTTCTGCACACTCTTATCATCCCATCCCTGTTTTCTAAACGATGCCACAAAGAAAGTTTTAGCCGTGTTACCAACATCAACAATAGCCGCTTCCATTGCCTTGCGGGCTTTCTGCTCCGCTTGTTTTAGGTTGAATTTATTGCTCTTTGCCATTATGTTGGTATCGGTAAATTCCAATTCTTTTTAGCCGCTTCTTTATCACCTTTTGCAATGTCAAAGTAAGGATGCTTGTCTTTGCCCCTTTCTTTGAAAACATAGCCATCAATGCCCGAATTCATACGAAACAAGGGCGGTACATCATCGGGCGGTGTAAAGTTGCTCATATCGCTTAATTCCCCCTCGGATAGTTGTATTACGGTACAACGGCAACGCCAACCGTTAGGTGGATAGTATTGCTTCCAAAAGGGGTCATTGATAGGTCTTATAATGTTGTCAAGTGCTTGATGCGTTGGCCTTACTCTGCCATCACCAACGGTTTGATACTGCAACAACGGCAACACATCGGCATCGGCTTCAATACGTTTCCAATCGGATGCCATACGTGCTGATGCTTTCGCAGTTTGGTATTCGGCTTGTAAGTAATCTTCATTGTATAGCTTAAACATCGGCTTAACGGCTTCTTTAAACTTATAAAAGTTCGATTTCAATTCTGGGTCTGCTAACATCGCAGTCATTGTGCGTGTCTGTTGGTAGGTTTTCGCACCGCTGAATATGTAAATGTTATTCGTTAAGTCCGCAGTTAATACCTCATCAACAACAGGTGCTAAATCAATGCCATCACGTAAGTATTTGGCTGTCTTTAAATATATCCCCTCTGGCAACACTTGATTATTTACCGCACCAATCCAAACATCATTCGTAAAACGGTTAAAATCGTTTTCATCGAACGGTGTAGGTGGGTCAACTTCCTTATCTATATTCAATATTTGGCAGTACCCGCACATTAGCTGTATATGGCTCTTAATCGTTTGGCAATGTTTTCAAGTTGGCTGTCGGTTTCGGTTTCGGTGTCCGTTTCGGTTTCTGTTTCGGTTTCTTCATCCTCATCCATGCCCGTTTCATCCTGCAACTCAATGCCGTATTTATGCTCTAAATACTCGTGGTCAAACTTAACATACGGCATGAATGAAGCATCAATCTTGGCCTGCTCTGCTAACGGTAAACTTTCACTATCATCGTACTTAAATGTGCAACCTGCAAGGTCAAAACCATTTCTAATCATCATCGGCACAAGTTGGTTCTCAATCACAAACTGCATCTTTAACGTGTCTTGCTTTGCTATCATATCGGCAACATTCTCGTGTACGTTTGCACTTCCACTGTACGCCTTTTCATCGGTTGTTCCTGTTTGCCCTAATATTATCTTGCTAATTTCACTATTGCAACGTTCAACCATGTTATCAAACACTTGATACGCATCTGTCCTGCTTGCTTGCATCAACTCAATGTTATCGTTAAGGTCCAACACTGCCCACGATGCTACACCCATGTTTTTAAGCATGTTTTCCATGTTCTTGCGGGTCATTTCATCACGAACATCTGTTTTACCTATTCTAATAGGTGAGCCGAATACCTCTGCAAACTCTGCCCATGCTGCCATTGCGTTCTTCTTCCAAATAACATACGGTGCAAGGTACATCATTAAACCAAGGTCTCTTTTCTCGCCAACTCCAATGCACCAATTGTTATACGGTGCTTCATCAAAGTGCTTGCCCTCTGTAACGGTTGCTGTGTTGGTGCGTACCAAGCTAAATTCGGGTACTACGTAAATTCTCGGTATCAATTCAACACTTGAATACTTATCGTTAACGATTGCGCCAAATTGTACGCAGGAAAATCCCCAAAAGATACTATCAAGTGCTAAGTTTTGAAAATCATAAAACCACTTTTGATTGAACAACGCTGTTTTCGCTTCATCACATTCACCATCCGCTCCATAAACCATAAACTTCTTGCACAATATCTTTGACTTACGTTGCAACATAGCACTTTGAACCTGCCCATCTAACACAATTTGTTGATAGGTTTGCATCAACAGAAATCTGTTAGGGTACATCGGTGACTCTGCTGATTGCAATGCAATGTTAAAGCGTGTTGCATCTTGCCTAACACGTTGCAACTGCTGCTCAAAGTCAATTGTTTTGCGGATGTTGGCCTTTTGCGGTTGAGGTTTATTGAAGTTAAATATATCGTTATACCAAGCCATTACTTAAAGAAATTATCTTGTTTATCTAAACTGTTACCGTAACGGATGCTAAAGCCCTCACTATCTGCTGTGTTAATGTTCAACACCTCTGCTGTATCTGTACCGCTTGCCCATCTGTCCAATTGGTCCAATGCTTCACGGTTGCGCTCTATTCTTAAATCGGGAATGTTACGCGGGTTAATACGTGCATGCAAGTTGTATAAGGTCATGTCCATTGCCAACTCAACAAACATTGGGTATCTGTTATCGCCCACTGTCCAATACAAAGCGTTAGTTGTGGCATAACCTATCATCGGTGTCCAGAATGCTGTTAAGGTCAATGCCTTATTTGTGCTTGCTACTAATGCCGTGTAAACAAAGCCGTTGTTATCGGTAACAATATCATCCTTTGCGTATTCGGTTGTTTTATCCCAGCGGTTAAAGTCGTTAACATGTGTAATCACTTCGCCTGCTATCACTCGGTCACGTGTACGGTAGTGGCGGCTGTTTGAATAGGCATCCATCGTGCCAAGTTCAATGTCAACCATGTAACGCTGCACTAACTTGGTGCGCATACGTGAAATGGCCTTAACCTCGCTATCGTACAAGTTCTGCGGGTTATTCTCGGTAATTTGATTGAGGTCAACCGTTTGAA